CGCCTTGGACGGCAGGGCGCACTCTCCAACACAACGAACTATGACACAAGAAGAGCTGAAATCGATGGAGCGCTTCGCTGCCATCTTGAACTTACGACTGGAAGAGGTCACGGACAAATACGAAGATATAGACGACCGCATCAAAGACCTTGACGAGGAGCCTGTAAGGGATATATGCAGGGTTATAGACAAAATACAAGAAGAGTATAACGAGCTGGATGACAAGCTCACCGATCTAAGCGAGGCGGTGGAGGAGTTCACCAAGGCGATACGCAAGATAAAGGAGGAGGCACAACTATGACACGCGAAGAAATAGCTAAGAGCTTAAAGCCCCTTGCGTGGGACGTCTGGGCTGGCAACAAGTGTCGCTTTGCCAATCCGACAGAAGCACATGAGGCAATGATAATGACCAAGGATGACGGGCGCTTGCTTGTCAAAATAAACAGGCATGGATGCATAGCGTCAGTGGCGGAGACGGTGGCTTGTACGATGCAAGAAGCAATTGACTTCGTCCGCGAGTGGCAGATAAGCCGCTTCTGCTCCTACTTCCAAATTAACGACTAACAACATAAGATATGAAACGCATAATTCTAAAGGAACTAACTCTTGTAAATTGGAGAGGCTCAGACGCTACGCCGAGAGAATTTGACCCTGTATGCACCACCATCGCAGGCGCAAATGGGCTTGGCAAAAGCCGCCACTTTGATGCCTTTACGTGGTTGCTCTTCGGGAAGGACAGCCAAGACCGCAAGGACTACAACATCAAGTCCATCAGAAAAGGAGACACGACAGGGCGCTCCATCTGTGGCGTGAGAGGCACATTTGATGTTGACGGGGAGATTGTAGAGCTGAAGCGAAACTTTAAGGAAGAGTGGGTGAAGCCACGAGGGGCAACGGAAGAGGTCTTCAATGGTAACAAGACAGAGTGCTTTTGGAACGACACGCCCGTCAGCGTCACGGAGTACGCAAAGCGCGTCCAGGGCATCATTGATGACACCTTGTTTAAGATGCTCACCAATCCCGCCTACTTCCTTTCAATGCCCTGGAAAGACCAGCGCGAACAGCTCTTTCAGATGGCTGGTGCTGTGGAGGATAGTGAGGTTGCCACGTGGAAGCCTGAATTTGCCGCTTTTCTTGACAAGCTGGCGGGCAAGCCAATGGCGGACTTTAAGAGGGAGCTTGCAGCGCGCAAGCGTCTTATAAAGTCACAGCTTGACGAGGTGCAACCACGCATTGACCAAACGTATAAGCTGATGCCCGAAAAGCAGGACTTTGCCGCCCTTGAAGCTGAAATGAAGAGCGTTGATAATGCGCTTGTCCAGGTGGACGGCGTGTTGGCAAGCGTTGCAGAACGCTCGCGAAAGCAGTACGAAGAGGTGCATGCTCGCCAGGATAAGATAAACAACTTAAAATCGAAGCGTCGGCAGGTCATCTTTGACGCAAAGAACGAGGCGAGAGAGTATGCATACAGGGCAAATGTGGAGCTTCGTGATTTGCACGAGGCGGAGAGAAGGGCGCAGCATGAAATACAGGGCTTTCAGAGGGACATTGAGGCGGCGACCGCGGAGATTGCACGCCTTGAATCTCGCAAGAAAGAGCTGACGAAGCAGGCAGATGAGCTTCGCGAGGAGTGGTACAAAGTCAATGCAAGTGCCTACAACGGAGAGACAACCTGCTCTTGCTGTGGTCAGGAGCTTCCCGCGGAAATGCAGGCATCGGCAAAGGCTCACTTTGACAAGCATAAAGCGGATGCCCTGGCGAAGATAACGGAGCGAGGGAAGAGCATCAAGGAGGAGGTTGCGCAAATCGACGCACGCATTGTGGAGGTGCATGAGGATATTCCACATGCCAACGAGGGTATCACCCGCCAATCTACGGAGCTGGAGAAGCTGAAAGCGCGCCTTGCCGGTGCGTCGGAAGTCAAGCCCGAAGAGGTTAAGCCCGAAGACATCAAGGAGTACAACGACCTCACGGAGCAAATCACCGCACTTGAAGCAACGCTTGATGACGGCATTGAAAGCGAAGACACAACCATCTACCAGGAGGAGAAGAGAAAGCTGACCGCCAAGCGCGATGAAATCAAAGAAAAGCTGACCGACCGCAGGCGAATTGAAGAGCTTGAAAAGAGCATCAAGGAGCTTGAAGAAGAGGGGAGAAGCCTTGCACACCAGCTCGCAGAAGCAGAGCGCGAGGAGTACACGATGCAGCAGTTCACGAAAGCGAAGATTGACGAGTGTGAGAAGCGTATCAACAACCTCTTCACGATGGTCAAATTCCAGCTCTTTGACTATACGATTGAGGACGCGAAAAAGGAGAATCCCATAGAATGCTGCATCCCTCTAATCAATGGCGTGCCGGTGGGTACGACAAATACCGCTGCTAAGGTCAATGCAGGGCTTGACATCATCAACGCGCTGTGCAGATTCTACGGTGTGACCGCGCCAATCTTCATCGACAATCGTGAGAGCATCAACGAGGTAATTCCAACGGAGAGCCAAATAATCAATCTAAAGGTAACAGATGACAAGAAGCTTGTCATCACGAAAGGGAAGTAACGTATAACGACTAACAAAGACTATGAAAATGAAGTACGCAACGACCATTCAGACGGCACAGACGGTGCTGACATCTATTCAGAGCGCCATCTGCAACGCCATCCAGGCAGTTGCAGGGTGGTTCAAGGAGCGACGAGAAGCCAAGGAAAAGGCGGAGACGGCAAGCATATTGCGTGAATCGGCAGAGCGCGTCCAGCTTCAGGAGTTCATGGGGAAAGTCCATATTTCCATTGACGGCATCCCCCTTATGCCCGTGGAATCCCTCAGAAAGGATGCTATCCCCGCGCTGGAAGAGGTGCGCATGACCTATCGCAACTACGCAAATCAACTCAACTAAACAGATACAGACATGGATGAATTAGTGAAAGCTACCCCCGCAGTGGGAGTTATCAACGTGCCCCAGGTGGTCAATTTCTTTGACCCAGTGCAGTTTGAGGTGTTGCAGCGTGTATGCAAAATGTACACTTATGCAGACCTTGTCCCTGACGCATACAAAGCGAGCGAAAAGAATCCCATGGAGAAGGCTATTGCCAACTGCATGATAGCTATTGAGGTGGCAAATCGTATCGGAGCAAGCCCACTGATGGTAATGCAGAACATGGTGCCTATCTACGGCAAGCCATCTTGGTCAGCGACCTTCCTAATCGGCACGGTCAATGGGTGTGGGCGCTTTGCTCCATTAAAGTACCGCTTCACGGAGAAAGGCATGCTTGGCATGGTGGAGTACACCGACTATGAGTACCAAGGAGGACGCAAGACCGCCGTAAAGAAGCAGTTTGACGGCAAGAAGATAATGGACATTGAGTGCGTTGCCTACACTACCGCAAACGGGTCAGACCAGGTGCTTGAAAGTGCGCCCGTATCAATTCGTCTCGCCATCCAAGAAGGGTGGTACACCAAGGCGGGTAGCAAGTGGCAGACGATGGCAAAGCAGATGTTGATGTACCGCGCTGCATCATGGTGGACACGCACATACGCACCGGAGTTGTCCCTTGGTATGAAGACCATTGACGAACAGCAGGACATTTACACGGAGTATGAAGAGGTCAAGGATGTCAAGGAGCAGGTGGCAGCTGAAAAGGAAGCCAACGCAAATCAGACGACCATCCAAATAGACCTTGGAGGCGAAGCCCCTGCAACCGTCGATGCACAGACGGGCGAAATCATCGGGGAAGAGCCAGCAACTACCCCAGCAACCACCCCAGCAGACACCCCAACAGATACCCCAACAGATCCGCTACCAGGCTTCTAACTATGGCACAAGTAATCGACAACACAAAGGGCTTCAAGGTCATTGAAATGAGCTTGCCTGAATCAGTCAAGGCGTTTGGTGGCGTGGGGGTCTGTGATTCGTGCGGTCGCGCAGCCTACACAGCATACTATATCGCAGTACTCAACGAGGCGTTTTGCCCCTACTGCTACGAGGAGTGGCAAAAGCTGGCAGAGCGCTACGAAGAGGACGCCGCGGTTGAGCAACACAACTTTGACGTCGCTAAAAATATGCTTCGCATAAGATGAAATTAACGATACTCGGGAGCAGCTCGGCGGGCAACTGCTATCTGCTTGACAATGGTAAGGAGAGTTTGCTTGTAGAGTGTGGAGTGAGCTACAAAAGCATCGCAAAAGTTCGTGACTTTGACGTTCGCCGCGTTAGAGGGTGTATAATCTCGCACGAGCATGGCGACCACGTCAAGGGTAGTGTAAAGGTGCTTGAGGCTTGCATACCTTGCTACATGTCAGCAGGCACAGCAAAAGCCCTGGGGATGGAGGATAATCACCTTGTGACGACTATCCAGCCGATGAAGCCCTACAGCCTTGGTGGCTTTACGATACAGGGCTTTGATGTGCAGCATGACGCCGCCGAGCCTCTCGGGTATCTAATCCACCACAAGGAGATAGGCACAACGCTCTTCGCGACTGATACGTACTACCTCAAATACAAATTTGCAGGGCTGTCAAACATCCTGATAGAGTGCAACTACCGGCACGACATCTTGGAGGATAATGTGGCGGCGGGCGTGGTGTCCAAATCCCAATACAACCGCACTATCAAGAGCCACATGAGCCTTGAAACGTGCAAGGAGGTCTTGCTTGCAAACGACCTGTCGGCGGTAAATAACATAGTGCTTATACACCTGTCACCGACTAACAGCCACGCAAGCGACTTTCAGCAGAGCATTAAGGAGCTGACCGGAAAGAACGTGGTCATCGCGGAAGCTGGATTGACCATGGACTTTGGTAAGTCACCCTTTTAACATTCAGTGTATCACTATAAAAGACAACTATCATGAATTGGTATCAAGTAAAGGCGCGCCTGGAGCGCGTAGCAGACAATGGCGCGATTAAGGCAGGGTCAGAAGTATTCCTTGTAAAGGCTAATTCGTTTGCCACCGCAGAGCGCGTCGCGATGGAGGAGGTCGTTCAATACGCCACGGGCGGCGTGGATGTGGTAGCCATGGCACGAAAGAACTACAAGGAGGTATTTGCCTCAAACGAGGCAGATGCAGACAAGTGGTTTAAGTGCAAGTTGAGCTTCCTGACCATTGATGAGAAGAGCGGCAAGGAGAAGAAGACCGCGCACCTCTTCTTGGTCAAATCGGTGTCCGCGCTCACGGCACACCAGGCGGTGGATGCCTTTATGGCTACCTCGCTATCTGACTATGTCATTGAGCAGGTTGAGGAGACTAAGATTATTGACGTCATAGAGTGCGCGTAATAGCGCCAACGGCGATGAAAGATACATACTACTTTCAGCATGACTACAACGCACGCAATGACCCGAAGTTGCAAGAGGTGCTATTGGAACATGGCGTTGCAGGTGTCGGCGTCTTTTGGTGCGTCATAGAGCAACTCTATGAGCAGGGCGGCAAGCTCCCACACAAGGCATGCAAAAGCATTGCATTTGCATTGCACGTGGACTGCAAGCTGGTTGAGAGCGTGGTCAAGGATTTTGACCTCTTCAAGCTGGATGCCCGCCACTTTTGGTCAAAGTCTGTGATTACACGGCTTGACCGGCGCAAGGAGATTTCAGACCGCAGGAAGACCGCCGCCGCATCGCGGTGGAAGACGCGCCAGCAAGAGGAGCAAGTGCAAAGCAAAGATGATGCAATTGCATTGCAAGAGGTGTCCAAAGAAAAGGAAAGGAAAGGAAAGGAAACAAAAGGAAAGGAAATAGAAGAAGAGGAGGGGGCAAAGACCGCTAAGCGGTTTAGCCCACCCACCTTGGAGGAGGTGAAAGCGTATTGTGCCGAAAAGGAGTTCAACATCGACGCTGAGCGCTTCATTGACTTCTATACATCCAAAGGTTGGTTTGTTGGGAGGAATAAAATGAAGGATTGGCAAGCCGCCGTGCGAAATTGGCACAAGGGTAGCAAAACAGATGGCGGTGCGCGCACCACAACCAACAACAACATTAACGACGAATGGCGATGAACGGCGCTCAAACAAGCATAGCGAGCATACTTAACTACATCAAGGAGCGCGGCGGCTTCGGTGGCTTTTGCAGATATAGATACAGCTACGACCTTGACCATGCTTTGCGGGTGGTAGAGGCTATCGGAAGGTCTCGCAATCCAAAGTTCGTCATTGACGAGGAGAATAGATTTGCTTACACCAACTTCATCAAGTGGTGTCACGGAGACGAGACGATGAGAGCGCTGAATCCCTTGACGGGGCAGGAGCAGGCGGGCGACCTCAACCGTGGCATCTACATCGCTGGAAATACAGGGTCGGGAAAATCATGGTGCTTGGAAGTGATGCTCGCATACTCACAGGCTATGGGCTTTGCCATTAGCTTTGACGATGGCGCAAAGGAGGTAGACAGACCGCTGTATTGGGCTATCACGAGAGCCGACGAGGTGTGCCAGGCGTATGTTGCAGGTGGAGATATACAGAGATACAAGCAACGCGCAATGATAGGCATACAAGACCTCGGACAAGAGCCCAAAGAGGTGCTTTATATGGGTAACCGCATGAATGTCCTGCAACAGCTGTTAGAGTACCGTGGTGACCGCACCGACCAACTCACTCTAATCACATCCAACCTTAGAATCTCAAGCGACACACTTAAACGAGACTACGGCGACCGTGTGCAGTCGCGACTTGTTGAAATGTGCAACTACTTTGAGATTAAGGGGCGAGACCGCCGCAATGGATAACGACTAACAACAACAGCAATGAAAGTGTACATAAGTGGTCAAATCAGTGGGCTTGAGTATGAAGAAGCCCGCGCGCGCTTTGACAAGGCAGAGGACTTCCTGAAAGGTCTTGGAGTTGATACGGTCAATCCAATGGACAACGGTCTTCCCGAAGAATCAACATGGATTCAGCACCTGTGCAAAGACTTGGAGCTTCTGCATGATTGTAGTCATATCTATATGATTGATGGCTGGCAGTTAAGTCGCGGTGCGTGCGTTGAATATGACTTTGCCATTCGCACCGGTAAGACGGTGCTGTTTGAATCGTCGATTGTTCGCGACAGAGGTATTACGCTTCGGGTGGAGAGTGCTATCCGCGAAGTCACAGGGTTAAGACTTGCTGATTACAGCGCCAGCGGAAGGCGTAGGGATGGCTTTTTTGCGCGCATGATGTTCGCACATCATTGTTGGCTGGAGAATATGACGCGGTCAGACATCGGTAGACTTATAAACAGAGAGCGAACTTCGGTGACGCGCGTCCTTAACGACTACGATAAGGAGTTCAAATACAACGCATTCTTTCGCAGCATGGCGGAGCGGGTAGACGAGATATTAAGACGGTAGTGTCGATGAGGAAATAACTACTACTTTTGGTATAAATATATTACTATAAAACAATATAGATAGATGAAGTTTAACTACAGATGGACGTTGAAAGACGCCAACTTTACAAAGGACAAGGGCAAAGTGTTCTCTTGCTTCGCATGTGGGGGGGGGGTCTACGATGGGGTACAAGCTCGCTGGCTTTGATGTCATCGGATGCAACGAGATTGACCACCGAATGATGTACGCATATTGCAGGAATCATGACCCAAAGTTTCCATTCTTAGAGCCAATACAAGAGTTCAAGCTAAGAGACGACCTGCCCGAAGAGCTGTACAACCTTGACATTCTTGATGGCTCGCCACCCTGCTCTTCATTCTCAATGGCTGGCAGTCGTGAGGATGCTTGGGGGAAGCTAAAGCACTTCCGCGAAGGACAGGCAGAGCAGGTACTTGATACGCTCTTCTTTGACTTCATCGACCTGGCGAAGAAGCTGCAACCAAAGGTTGTAGTTGCGGAGAATGTGAAAGGCTTGCTTGTCGGAGAGGCAAAGGACTATGTGCGCCGCATTCGTGAGGCGTTTGAGGATGCAGGCTACTATTGCCAACATTGGCTGCTCGATGGGCAGAATATGGGGCTACCACAACGAAGAGAGCGCGTGTTTTTCGTTTGCCTACGCAAAGACCTTGCAGAGCAATTCTTGTATCAAGCGAGCCTTTTTGAGGAGCTTCCACTCTTGAAGCTGGAGTTTAATGAGAGGATGATACCATTTGGCGAGGTGGCAGACTATTCGGGGAGGGAAGTAACATCAAGGGTAGTGAGGCTGCTATGGGACAACCGACGGTCAGGCGATGCCAATCAGTCAGATGCAAACATTCGCCTGTTTGGCAAAAACGGCAACTTTGGTCAGTCGTATGTTTATCTGCATGAGCCTTGTCCAACGCTGACAGCAAAGGAGACCTGCTTAATCCTATTTGACCAACCGCGAATACTTGGCAAGAGCGAGGTGTGCTGCATATCGTCCTTCCCGCAGGACTATGACTTTGCTGGTCAATCTCCGCACTACATCTGTGGTATGTCCGTACCCCCTATAATGATGGCGCAGGTTGCACATCAGATATACGAGCAGTGGCTATCTAAACTATAACTCAAAACATATCACTATAAAACAAAACGAGTATGAAAAAGACTAAGATGATGGAGTGGATAGGCACGCACCACGTTGGCGTATCGTCAAGAACTATGTGGGTCGCCTTGATGGGCGTTGCACGCGGCGTGAATGATTTTAACGGTGGCTTTGATGTGCCGTATGATTGGGACGACTTTTCAAGGTGCTACGACCTTGTGAACTATGGGGAGGTCACAAAAGAGGAGCTTCAAAAGGTCGTTGAAGCATTTCCTTACTACAAGCCAATCATTGACCGCTGGGATGACCTAGTTGAAGCCTATCTAAGTCCAGGAGGCAAGGGCGTGTATCAAATCCTTGACGGCGTGCATGACGAGGTTATGAAGCTTAAAGGCTACGTCAATATGGGAGGTGGCTGCTACTGCAAACAATTATAACAACCAACAGAGAAAGAATATGAATGAACACGAATTATTGGGCATCCTTATTGTCGCCACCGGCACTCTTGCGGTGCTCCTCACAGCGGCAATCCTGGAGCTTATCAGAGAGCGAAAGGAAGCAAAGAGAACAGCACGCGAACATCGCGAAGAAGTCGCCAAGCTTGAGGCAAGAGTTGGCAGGCTTCGCGAAAGCTGGAGGAAGCAGAAGAATGACAATGTGACGCTTCGCAGGCAAGCCCACGAGCAGAGAATGAAATCTTACCACAAGTAAAAAGAGCTATGACAAAGAAGCAACTAATGCAGGCTCTACGACCAATAGAGTGGCAGTACAACCAGCATACGCAGACATACATCGCAAAGGCGTTTGGGTTCAAGTTTGAGGTGCATCCAAGGGTTGGCAAGTGGGGTGCATACATAGACCTGGAGGATGAGGTGAGAACGCCGAGAGAAGAGTTGTTTGACACTCTTGAAGAGGCGCTGAAATACTGCTGGCAGTACTATGCAGATATTGCCTGTGAGCCATTTGACGTGAAGTAACTGACAACGAACTATGACACTCAACGACATCACGAATTACATCCGAAGCAACGTCACGTTGCACTTCGTCAAGTACGACCTCACAGAAGCGTGGTTTACTCAGACAGAAATAGGGTACTATGAGGTGGAATATTCAGGCGGGTCTTACTCAATCATGACGCCCGATGAAGACGACTTCATCGGCATGTACCGTGACCTTGAAAGCGCAATGAACGCCTGCATAGAGTATCACAGAAACGCCCTTATCAAGGCTATAGAAGACGGGAGCAAGAAATGACACGCGAAGAAGTAAAAGCACAGCTGGCTAAATGCCCGCTGGAGTGGAAAGAAGATGTGGGTAGACCTGTCTACGCCTTGCGGTCAAGCGTGACGCTGATAGACGGCGAAGATGGAGGAGGCGAAGAGTACGACGCTCTCCGCATCGATTTCAGTATAGACGTAAACGTGGCGAATAGCTCATGTAGTGTAGACGTTAGCGCTCACGGAAGATGGGAGTTCGGCAATTACGACCTCATTAGGTCTGTGGGGTATATAATACCTCTCGAAGTCCTCAAAGACAAAGCCGAAAAGACACGACTATCCATGGCATTACGGCTGCTCGGCATTAAGGAATAGCAATGGAAGACTTTGTTTTAGACCAGCTCCAAAGGGAGGAGCAGATACAAGACATCTGCATTTGGGCGATTATCATCGGCATTGCCTTTTTGGTGTTCGCGGTGATAAGTCTGTGCAGTAAAAGGTAAAGCAAAAGCCCATTTGCTTAACATATCAATAGAATAGGTTAAAGAAATCGCAAATACTTAACACGTATGACAAGAAACGAACTATCATTTAGAGCGCACCAAAACGCCGTGAATAAGGGCTTTTGGAATGTGCGAAGAAGCACGGAGCATTATGTGATGCTCATTCAGACGGAGATTTGTGAGCTGGTGCAAGCTGACAGAAAGGGAAAGACCCTAAGCAAGGCAAACGAGCTACTCTACAAAGACATCATCAACCCCAAAACACCCACCAGGGGTGCAACCGACAAGTGGGAAGAGACGTATGAAATGTACCTTGAGGGAACAGTGCCTACGGAGCTTGCAGACGTTGTCATTCGCCTTGCTGACCTCGCAGGCTCGCTTGGTGTGGACTTCAACAAGCTCAATCCCTGCAACTACATTCGCGACTTCGCCAAATTTGAGGTCACGGAGAACGCACTTGGGCTTGTCAAGGGGCTTGTGCGAAATGACATCTGCATTGAGCGTCGCATCCTCTTCGCAATGGACTACTGCTTTGGATGGGCAGCGGCTATGGGTATAGACCTTTGGTTTTACATCAAGGAGAAGATGAAGTACAACGAATCCCGTCCAGCTCTCCACAACAGACGCTACTAACCATGGCGAAGGAAAGAGTGCCGGCAACCGCGCGCGAAGAGGTCTTGAGCGCCTTCATCAATGATGGTCTCCCCATCATGACGGCGGTCAAAGCGGTTGCCGGCGATTATCCAGCGTTCACGGAAGAGCAGATATACAAAGCCGTGGCGCACACGAAGGAGTACAAAGCCCACCTTGCAAAGCTTGGAGGGAAGAATGTAATCCCCAATGATGCCGTCGACAGGGTGTTTGAAATAATACAGCAGGAGTGTGTGGGGATGTCCGCCGCAATACGTATGTACATCCAAGAGCGCGGTGGGGACATGAACGAGGATTCCATCAGAAGCAAGATAAAGCGAGATAAGAGGGTAGGAGACTCCGCGCGCAGTGCCGCCAAAATCAACGCTGAATCGCTACGAGCAAAAATGAAGCGTGATGCCCGCTATGAGTTAATCAAAAATAGGGGTATAGAGCCAAAGGCAAACGGCTTCAACAACACGGACTATCGCGAGTTTTGGGATATGTCGGAGTGGATTCGCCGCGGTCATGTCAAGGCGGACGAAGCGAAGAAATGAGCTATTATGTGGACTTTAAACGATAAAAAGAAATGTTAAAAGCAGAGTTAATCGGCAATCTCGGGAATGATGCCGAAATCAAGGAGTTTGGTGGGAAGAAGTATGTGGCACTTAGTGTTGCCACCACGGAGTACGCCAAGGATGACCAGGGCAACCGCACCGATGTCACTACGTGGGTCAGCGTCCTGTGGTACGGCGAAGGCGGAGGGTTGTTTGCCTACCTCAAAAGGGGAGCGAAGGTCTTTGTGCGTGGTAATCTTCGGGCAAAGATGTACGCCGACAAGCAGGGAGTGCAGCAGGTGTCAATCAACGTAAACGCTTCGGAGGTGCAGTTGTGTGGTAGCAAGGCAGAAGCAAGCCCACAGCAACCAGCACCAGCAGCGCCAGCAAAGGGCAATTCAGCGCCACCACAGCCAACGCCAGCGCCTGTGCCACAAGTTGGTGATGAACCACCCTTTTGAGCATGAAGAAGTATGATGTAATCATAGCGATAGACCCGGATGTAGAACATTCGGGCGTTGCTATTTTATACCCGTCCACCAAGGAGCTTGACGCAACAAGGCTGGCGTTCCCGCTCGCCGTGGACTACATACGCCAGCAGAAAGAGCGCTATGAAGCATCGGGGATGTCCCTTATCGTTGTCGTTGAAGCCGCTTGGATGATAAAAGGCAATTGGCATATCACCAAGACAGAGCGAAGAGCGAGGTCAGCATCCAAGGGCTATGATGTTGGGCGCAACCATGAGACAGGGTGCAAGCTGATTGAAATGTGCAACCATATGGGAGTGGAAACGTTTGCACACGTTCCTCTTCGCAAATGTTGGCAGGGAGCTGACGGCAAGATAACGCGCCAGGAGCTTGCCTACTTCACGGGATTCAACAAGAGAAGCAACCAAGATGAGCGCGACGCCGCACTACTCGCTTGGAGCTTCGCGGGTCTCCCAATTCGAGTGCGTGTTGGGTGCATAAATAAAGGCTAACTTTCTATGAAAAAGCGTGTTTTATAGTGATATAAATGGTATCTTTGTATGATGCAAGATACAAGCGCTTTTAAGCTATGAAGCCAATAGATTTCAAGCAGTCCACCAAGGTGCTGCAAAGGTCGCCTGATATGACTGACGATGAGCGCGCCTCTCTCCCTGTGTGGAGCGACGGCATGCAGTGTGTGTCTTGCTGGAAGCCATCTTTGAGTGAGCGCATTCTTGTTGCGTTCGGGGGGAAGGTGTGGTTGGGTGTTGCTTCGGGTAGCACCCAACCCCCTGTTTTCCTATCAGGCAGAAATGTGTTCAAAGGGGGTTCTGCTTTCTCACGTGTAAGGTCTCTTGCTGTCTACATGGCGGAGCGCATCAGGGGCGTTCGCAGAGCGCTTGCGCATATGGAGCGACACCCATACGACGAGTATAGATTTTCGGGCAAGATGGTGTATTCCCTGGTGGCTACTATCATCGGTTGCGTCCTCGGCTCTCTTGCATACTCTTTGGCGGTAAAGCTGTGGCACATCATCACTCAATAGCATGCTATGGCGCGAGTAATAGAGACAAGCATTGAGCAGCTAATCCCCGACAACCACAACTTCAACAAAGGCACGCAGTATGGGGAGCATCTTATGGATGAGAGCCTACGCAAGTTTGGTCTTGGTCGCTCTATCCTGCTGGACAAGAACAACCGTATCATAGCCGGCAACAAGACCACCGAAAAGGCAGGGGAGCTTGGTTTTGAGAAGGTCGTCATTGTGGAGACTGACGGGCATACGCTTGTTGCGGTAAAGCGCAATGATGTAGACCTTGACAGCCAAGTTGGGCGTGAGCTTGCTCTTGCCGACAATGCTACAAGCAAAGCCAACCTTGCGTGGGACGAAGAGCAAATCAAGCTCTGTTCCGAGGGCTTCCAATTTGACCCCGAAGATTGGGGCGTCACCTTGTCCGAGACAGAAGAGGAGGAGGAAGAGGAAGCCCCAAAGGAAGATGAAGAAGCCCGCTTGATTGTATCAAGCAAAGACCTCACGAAGCTCTCAATGCTACTCAATGAGCTGGAGGGGAGGGGCTTCAAGTGCGAGATAAAGGAGTAGCCGTATTTGGGACTATTAGGACGAAAGCGCCAATAAAAGAGGGTAGCTATGGCAAAGTATGGTAAAAAGGTCATTGAGCAGATTGTCGGGCTGATAAAGTCTGACACATACACCATTGTTGAGATTTGTAGTCAAGTAGGTATCTCGCTCTCAACCTTCCACCGATGGAAAGACGAGTACGAGGAGTTCAGACAAGCCGTTGAAGAGGCGCATGAAGCCCGAATGCAGTACTTCGTACAAGAGGCGAAGAAGTCGCTACTGAAGAAGATACAGGGCTATGATGTAACGGAGACCAAGGTTGTGACCGTGCCAACCAAGGGGGATGAGAAGAAGCCCACTATCAAGGAGCAGACCACGACCAAGAAGCATATACAGCCCGACACCGCTGCAATCATCTTCACGCTTGCTAACGGAGACCCCACAAGATGGCGAAACAGACAGACGATGGAGGTTGTCGGCAAGGATGGCAAGGAGCTGTTCAAGGGCATGTCAGATGACGAGCTTGACAAGGAGATTGAGAAGCTGGAAAGCAAGTTAAAGGAGTAGAGCGATGAAGGTAGTCCGAAACAACATCATCCCTTTCAAGGGCTTTGAAGCGGTCAATCTGTTTGGCGTGCTGTTCATGAGAAAAGACCGCGTGTTTGAGAGCGAAGCAGCGTGGCAAGTGATGATTAGACACGAGACCATCCACACCAAGCAGATGCAGGAGCTGGGCTACCTGCCATTTTACCTGCTCTACGCTTTGGAATGGCTTGTGCGCTGGATAGCTTGCGGCGATGCCACCAGGGCATATTTTAACATCAGCTTTGAGCGTGAGGCATACATCAATCAGTACAAACCAGGCTACACAGAGTGGCGACGACATTACGCGTTTTTACAATACTTGTTAAGAAGGGGCTGAAATGAGCCGAGACGAGAGGGTGAAATATATGCTTGCATTGAAAGAGAGGTTGGTGCGTGAATCACGCACTGACCTTTTGCGCTTTACCCTCTCTACGATGCCCACATTTGACCCCGCTGACTTCCATCGGCGGTATTATGGCGTGCTTACCAAGTTCGCACACAAGGAGATTAAGAAGCTTATGGTGTTTATGCCGCCACAGCATGGGAAGAGTGAGGGGAGTACCCGCCGTTTGCCCTCTTTCATCCTTGGTGAGCGCCCTGATACACGTATTGCCATTGTGAGCTATAACGCGCCAAAGGCACGCAAGTTCAACAGAGAGATACAGCGTATTATCGATACCCACGAATATCAAGAGATATTCCCCGAAACGCACCTCAATTCAAGCAACGTGACCACGGTAGCAGGCTCTTGGCTTCGCAACGCTGATGAGTGTGAGATTGTCGGGCATTTGGGTGGCTTCAAGACCGTTGGCGTGGGTGGTGCGCTCACGGGTGAGCCTGTGGATGTGCTTATCATGGATGACATCTACAAGGATGCAAAAACAGCGTGGTCTTCCACGGTGCGTGAGGGCGTTTCGGATTGGTACGACACCGTTGCAGAAACGCGTCTACACAACAACTCGCAACAGCTTATAGTCTTTACCCGCTGGCACGAAGACGACCTTGCAGGCACGCTGCTACGACAGCAGGGGGAGTACCACCCAACGGACAATCCCAACGGGTGGGTGGTGGTCATCTACCAAGCTATCAAGCAGGGCGCACCCACGGACTACGACCCACGACAAGAAGGGGAGGCATTGTGGGAGGAGCGCCACAACCTTGAGAAGCTGGAGGCTATCAGAAAGCGCAACCCCCATGTGTTTGACAGCTTGTACCAGCAAGACCCCAAGCCAAGCGAGGGTCTGATGTACGACACAGGATTTACGGAGTACAACATACGACCCGCCACGAAGTACTGCATTCGCAAGGCTTATGTGGACACAGCTGACACAGGTGCAGACTACCTTTGCGCCATCATATATGACGAGACGGAGATTGGCAACTACCTTGTGGATGTCTTGTACACGCAGAAGCCAATGGAGTACACCGAGCCGACACTTGCAAGTATGCTGACCAAGCACCTTGTGCAGGAGTGTGTTGTGGAAAGTAACAACGGCGGTCGTGGATTCCAGCGCTCTGTGGAGCGTCAGTGCAGGCTACTCGGCAATGCCAAGACTAAGTTCAAGTGGTTTCACCAAAAAGACAACAAGGAGGTGCGCATCAATGTCAATTCGGCAGCGGTGCAGAATCTCACCTTTATGCCCCTGGGGTGGACAAAGCTCTTCCCCGAATTTGCGTCAGCTATCAACGGCTACATGAAGGTCGGGAAGAATCCCCACGATGACGCACCCGATGCCCTTACAGGAACGATTGAGAAGCGAAAAGCCAAGGCAACGACAGACAATGTCGCTGGATTGTTTGGCAGATAGATATGTCACTATAAAACAGAGCGAGATATGCCATTAGAGGAGTTATTTGCTGGTAAGACGACTAACGAGATTATCAGCGAGCTAAAAAGCAAGCGTACCACGGCGCAGCCTGATGCAGAGCAGGCACGCAAAGCCATTGACCCGAAGTTGCACGACATCAACAACCAATTCTTGCGCCCTGATAAGATGGTGCGCGTGGACAAGCCAGGCGATGCAGGGGACAAGGTAATCGACGCAGGCGCGGATGGCGGTTATACCCGCATCGAGAAGGTCGCGCGTGTGGCGGTGGCGTTGCAGAAGCTAATCATCAACCGCGCGGTGTCGTTCACCTTCGGCAATCCTGTTGCCTATAACGCCACGCCCGAAGGCGAGGGTCAGGAAGCGGTGCTTAAAGCCGTCACACGCATTCTCTACGACAACAAGACAACGTCCCTCAACCGAAAGGTTGCGCGCAGCGTCTACGGCTTCAAGGAGGTCGCAGAGCTGTGGTATGCCCAAGAGAAGCCCAAGGCGCATCAGTCCTACGGCTTCCCAACGAAGTTCAAGCTACGGTGTGCACTTTTTTCGCCTATGTTTGGCGACACGCTGTACCCCTACTTTGACACTACGGGCGACCTTATCGCCTTTTCGCGTGCTTACACCCACGTTGCGTCAGACAAGCAGCGCTTTGACTACTTCGAGACGTACACAGAAGATGAGCATTGGTTGTGGGTCAATGGGTCTGGGGGCTATGAGGTGGTAGAGGGCTATCCCAAGCGCGTTGCTATTGGCAAGCTACCCATTGTCTACGGCTATCAAGACCACTTTGAGACGCAGGATGTGGACAGCTTGATTGACCGCTTGGAAAAGCTGTTGTCCAACTTCGCCGACACCAACGACTACCACGCAAGCCCTAAGATTTTCGTGACCGGTCAGATTAACGGCTGGAGCAAAAAGGGCGAAGCCGGTGCGGTCATTGAGGGCGAAGAGGGTGCTACCATGAACTACGTATCATGGCAGAATGCACCGGAGAGTGTGAAGCTGGAGATTGAAACGCTTTTGCGTCTGATTTACACTATCTCGCAGACCCCTGATGTCAGCTTTGAGAGCGTCAAGGGCATTGGTGCAATCAGTGGTACGGCGTTGAAGCTGCTCTTTATGGATGCCCACCTCAAAGTGCAGGACAAAAAGGAGGTCTTTGACGAGTATCTGCAACGCCGTGTGAACGTCATCAAGGCTTTTGTGGGTCAATTCAACACGACCCTGGAGAATGATGCAGACGCTCTTGAAATTGAGCCTGAAATCACGCCATACACGCTGACCAATGAGATTGACGAAATCAACATGTGGCTTTCGGCTAACGGCAACAAGCCCCTTGTATCGCAAAAGGCAAGTGTGATGGGTGCAAATCTGACGCAAGACCCCGAAAAGGACTTTGAGCAGATACAGGAAGAGGCGAATGCAGACAATTCGTTTGTCGTTGGAGGGCCTGTAATCGACGCATAAGGTAGGACAATGGCAAAGAGGGTAGCAAGGTCAGCCGAAACACCGCAGTACAGGTGCAGAGATTGCCAGCATTCGTATGATTGGCAAGAGAAGAATTGGCGCGGTGAGCTTTTCATGTGTCGGTGCAAGTATCATCATGAGGGGCGGTTTATCAAGTTCCTCAAAGACCCACAATGTGAGCATTTCACGCTAAGGAACAATGGCTAAAAGACAGAAGACAAAGGCGTTTTCCTTCCAGGGCTTTGACGCAGCGCACTACAAGACGACAACGGCATATACACGAGCTGTGAACGCCTTATTTGACAAGGCAACGAGTGACATTGCAGAGGTCGCCCACAGGGAGAACTACAACCCCGACAAGCCCTTTGACTTTGACGACTACCCGAAAGCCAAGGCGCAACTGCAAAAGGTCGTCAAGGGGCTTGCGAGCAATATGCAGGCGGTCATTGAAACAGGTTCACGCCGTCAGTGGCTCTTCGCATGCCACAAGAATGACGAGTTTATCGCGTCTATCATTGATACTACGAAGCTAACCAAGGGGCGGTTGCAGAAGATGCAAGACCGCAACTTGGACGCTTTGCAGTCCTTTCAGGCTCGCAAGGTGGGTGGCATGAGCCTTGCTGACCGCGTTTGGAAGTACACAGAGCAGTACAAGGCGCAGATTGAGCTTGGTCTTGATGTGGGGCTTGGAGAGGGTAGGAGCGCGGCGCAGCTGTCGAGGGACTTGCGTCAGAACTTGCAAGACCCCAACCGCCTGTTTCGTCGTGTGCGTGACAAGAGAGGGAATTTGCAGTTGTCCAAGGCGGCAAAGGCATTCCACCCTGGGCAAGGTGTGTACAGAAGCAGCTACAAGAACGCTATGAGGCTGACACGCTCGGAGATTAACATGGCATATCGTGAAGCTGACCACCTACGATGGCAACAGCTTGACTTTGTCGTAGGCTTTGAGGTACACCGCTCTAACCATGAGCCTAAGTGTAAGTGTGACCTTTGTGAGCGCCTTGTGGGCAAGTACCCAAAGTACTTCAAGTTCAAGGGGTGGCATCCCCAATGTCTATGCTACGCCACGGCTATCCTTATGGATGAAGACGACTTTGATAAGCAAGAGTTGTCCGACCTCAAGAGCGCTTTGAAAGGCACGGAGTACCGCAAGTTATCAGCCAAGAACGAGGTCACAGAGCTTCCCGAAGGCTTCAAAGATTGGGTGGCGGAGAACGAAGCGAAGCAGGCTAATTGGGCATCTACCCCATATTTCATCAAGGACAACTTTGTTGATGGTGATTTATCGAAAGGATTAGTATACGTTAAGGAAGAGAAGCCTCTAACACTACTTGAAAAGGCGGCAATAAGGCATAAGAATCGTACCACTGAACAGGTGGAAGTCATTCAAAAGCGTTGGGAGGAAAGAAAACAAAAGCACGCTCTTATCAGACAAGAAGCGCAAGGAGTTCTTGATACAGCTAAGGATTATAGTGAGGTTGATTTTTCTGCGTTACAAGCCGCTATTGATGCAGGGGATATTGTCAAGATGCAATCTATTGCCAAGGAGGTTGAAAAGGTTATTGGGGAAGTGCAGAAGCAGGAAGAAGCCCTTTCTATCATTATCCCGAATGTACACAAGTGGCACAAGCAGTTTACGCTTGATGAACTCAAAGGTGTATATAGTGCCGTTGAAAAGAAACTTGCTTCTTGGGATGGATTGACATTGCAAGAACAATCAAAGAAGTTGAAGTTTGAAGCGGAAGAGTACTTTGGCACAGACAAGTATGGCGCACAAACAAAATACAAGACTTGGGGCGTTGCGCAAGATGCCTACAAGATGCACCTTGATAAGGTTCAATACAAGATTGATAAGCAAGAAATTGAAGCGAGTGTTAGTAGTTCATTCTCTTTTGCTCAAAAGACAAAGAGCGCAAAGGTAAAGCAACTTGTATCTGAACTTCAATCCCTACTTGGAAACAATGCAACGATTGCAGAACTTCAAGGCAAGGCTGATGCACTAAATAACGAGGTATCAAAGCTGGAAGCTGCTAAACTTGCCCGCGATTTGAAGAAGTTAAGCAAACTGGGCAATGGGTTTAGCCCTGATGCCTATATGCAAGAACGCAAGGATAGAGCGGTGTGGGATAAAGGAAGCGGAAAGGTTGCCGATAAGACCCTTATTGATGTTGCGGCGAAGAATTGGATTGCTTCAACGGAAGATGAAAAGGATAGGGTTTATGAATATACCCACCATTATTGCAATGTGAACGAACCTTTGCAAGGTCGTAAATACCTAAGCCATCAGACAAGGGCAGATTTCGAGCATCGAGTAAACAACATTACTTCTTACATCAGTAAGAATGTATTGCCTGAAGATATGTGGTTTATGCGAGGTGATGACGGTCTTGGGGTGATTGCTTCACGAATAAAGTTCGCTGGGGGAGAAATGCCAAATGACTTGCAAGACTTGGTTGGTATGACTATGCAAGAGGGCGGTTTTATGTCCACAGGCAGCCGCAAGGGCAAGGGGTTCAGTTATAAGCCTGTTATTATCCATGTGTATGCACCTAAGGGTACGCAAGCCGCTTATCTTGAGCCTATCAGTGCATATGGTAAAGGTGCGGGCAGAAAATGGGATGGAAAGCAGAGGTTTAGTACATTTAGCTCTGAACACGAAACGTTGTTCCAACGAGGTACACTAATGCGAATAACAAAAGTGTACCAAGTCGGTGGAAAAACGTTTATTGATTGTGAAGTGGTAGGACAAGAGGTTAAGCCATTGTCCTATGTTTCTGATGGCAATATAGGCTATTGACCGGGGATTTTATCTTCTGGGCAATGGTCGTTAGCAATGAACAAGTATTCATCCATCAGCTTGTAGAAGTTGTTGATACTATCCTTTATAGAATAGACAGTCTTCCCCCACGAAGTGAACATTACCATAAGCAAATCAAACGGAATGCCCGGATAGGGTTTTCCGTTTATTTGTTTGTAGTAATCACGTTCCCCCGTGAATTGACCTTGTGAAGACACATACACGCGCTCCATATCCCAAAACCAATCCATAGTAGCATCGTTGAAAGGGCTTGCTTCTTGACCGCTGTAATAGCGACATTTCCTTATAAGGGCTTGCTTGTTATCCATACTTCTGTTTGAATTTAGTTACTACTTCTTGCATCTCTTTAGGGAGATAGTCCCACGCCTTGTCTTGGATGTGCTGAGGTATTCCGTAATAGGCTTCAGCAATGCTACCCGTAATGGCAGCTATTGTGTCGCTATCGCCACCTATTGACACAGCAAGGCGGATAGCACTTTCAAAGTCTGTGCTTTCAAGAAAGCAGACTATTGCTTGTGGCACGGTTACTTGGCAAGTCTCATTAAAGGTGTTTGTGAGTCTGATTTCATCGGAGGTTTGTTGGATATTGTAGCCATACATTTCGGCTACTTCTCGCACTAATTGCTTGCCATTCTCTTGATTTTTGCGAGAACATAAAGCCATTTTAATACACCTTGCCACGCATTCAGCCCCCTTGATACCTTCGGGGTGATTGTGTGTGCATTCTGCACTTTCCCGTGCAAACTTCATTACGTTATGAGCTTCTGTGATGTATCCACAAGGCGACACTCGCATTGCTGAACCATTACCAAAACTATTGTATGGTTCAGGGTTAGGAGAGTGAACCCATCGACCGAAAGAACCGCCATAAGCTCCCTTGGGATTGGGGTATTTTCTGCACCATTCAAGTAATGATTGTTCAAAACTCACTCCTCGCAAGATTGCATCTGCAACGGCAACCGTGCATATTGTGTCATCTGTGAAAGAGCATTCATTTGTGAACAGCTCAAAATCTAATCTATGTGTATTGTTGAACTCAAAACGAGAACCAACAATATCTCCTATTATTGCACCTAACATATCTATTTCTTTTCTTTTGCCGATTTTGATAGATCTATGCGCTCCATTACGCAACACCTCCTTTCTGCTCAAATACCTGGTGCAAGAACCACCGGCCTCGCTCTGTCCACACGGTTATGCTGTTCGTGCCTTGCGTGCCGTCCTGCTTGGTGTATGGGTGCGTCCTGGTCTTGGTGTAGCTTTGCCCGCAGTACTTCGCCGAAAGCATCCATTGCCCGCTCTGCCGTATCATTATGCCCCAGGACTTCAAGAGCGCGTGCAGCTGTTCGGCGGTGCGCAAGTCCAATTCCTTTGCCATCTGTGTAGATGTGTAGGTAGTGGCTGCATTAAGCACGCTATCGGTGTATTCCACCTTGGGAGCTTGCTCTTTCAGCTGCTCACTTTGGTGCGTTATGACTGCTTGCGCTGCTTGCAGTTGCCGCTGGCTCTTCTCAATGGTGGATTGTGCCACCATCAAGGCACGCGCCATAATAAGTTCGGGGGTGTCTTCCGGCTGTGTGGCGATGTAACCACCTGTTTGCCTTATGGCTGGTAGCACCTCTTCGCACACCCAATCTTGGAATTGCTCGGCTTCTGCTTTGCGAGATTGGAACACGCATCTATACAGATTCGGTTCATCAACAAAGTTCATTTCCTGCATCACCAACGAGCCGTGCTGGTTGTATGTAGGGGCATAGTTACTAAATACCCCCCTCTTTGATAACCTCTTCTTGACGTGGCTTGCATTGGTTAAGTCCAACGCCTTGCACACATCGGCAAGACAAAACAAGGGGTCGCCGTTTTCGGTCTTAGATGTTCGCACCTGACCAAACTTGGCACTCTCAAATACTCTCACTTCCATTGTAGAACGCTTTGAAAGATGGGCAATAAGAAACGGTATTGCCTTTCCCGTCGTTCTACACCTCAAAGGCAGTGGGTGCATTAACACGCCACACGGGGGTACAATACCGTTGTATGTTTTGTTGGGGTAAAAAAATACCGCCAACGTGATGTCAAGCGGTCAAGCCGCCTTTGAGGAAGTAGAACACTGCAAATGTAAGCATTATTTTTGAGTGTGCAATATGGGTCACTGCTTCTTGCAGCGAATTTTGATAGACAACTCGCTACCGGACTTGTACATTCGCAGTTCACAGGTGTTGCCGTCAAGCGAAAGCACGTCATACTTCATGAACTCTGTGCCGTCGATGTAGCAAGTGATGGTCTTCCCGCTCGCCTTGTACGTGCCTTTGCCCTCACCGAAGTAGCCACGCCCGCTGTACGTGCCGTCAGCGTTGAATGTCGCGTAAGTCGGCGCGATATTCTTCTCGGCTATCGGGGTCGTCACGTCAAACATGTTGCCGTCCTTCGTCTCAATGTGCGTAATTCTCCATGTCCCGTGGAGAGCGCCAAGCGAGTATTCAAAGGCGGCGGGCTTTGGGTCGTCCTTCTTACAGCTGGTGTAGGTTGTTGCAAGCCCAAGGATGACTGCAAGCATGAGTAATTGTTTCTTCATCGTTTCTCTGTGTTGTTGGTTGTTTACTACCTGCAAAGGTAGGTAAATCAATCAAAGTGCGTGCAACGCACATCCCACCAAAACAAAGAAAATCACATCAGTCTCCCAGGTGTGTGTGGCGCAAATCGGAGATTTCGCCCTAACACATATAGACGAACGTAGTGAGGATATATGTGTATATATACTTTCCTTTTCTTTTCTTTTCTTTGGATACCAAATGCACTGCAAAAGCTATGCAATTGCATAACATTTGCATTAAGTATCTGATAATCAATATACATTTTTGGCGACTTCAAGACGCATCACGCCTATTTTGTGGTCATCCAGGTGCGTGTTTTTGTGCTGTTTTGGGCAACTTTTTCCACTATGGAAATAGTTGAGCATTGCACCTGCTGTAACCTTGCAATGCAATTGCATAGCATTTGTAATGCAATTGCATAGGGCTACATCGTGGTCGTTTAGTGGGGTAATGGTGTGTAACTTAACTACAAATGGGCGTGTCTATGTATGTGTATCACTATGAAACAAGCTATCTTTGTAGTGATTTGTAATACAAACAATTTCAAGATGAACTTTGAACAGATTCTTGCACTACTTGGCTCTAAGTTCCAAGGCGTGCGAAAGGATGGATTGGCGCAGCTGGCGCGCGTTATGGCGCTACAATGCTCCAACGAAGATGAGGCGAAAGCCCTTGTTGAGAAAGTGACCGAAGCGCAGGTAACTGATTTCGTCAAGGAGTATCGCAAGGTGGTAGATGCCGAGGTGTCCAATGCTGGAAAGAGCATTGAAGCCTCCCTACGCAAGAAGCTGGAAGCAGAAGCAAACAAGCCCAAGGGCAATGAAGAGCAACCAGCACCAACAGACCTCGCAGAAGCTATCAAGATGGCTGTGGCAAGTGCCGTACAGCCTCTGCAAGATGAGCTTGCGAGGTACAAGCATGGCGAAATTGGAAAGTCAAGGCTTCAGGCGCTGAATGACGCGCTTGCCAAGTGCAAGGATGAAACGTTCAAGTCTCAAACATTGAAGGACTTTGGGCGCATGAGTTTCTCTGATGATGCAGCGTTCAACGAATACTTGACTGAAAAGGTCGCCGACATCAAGACCACCAACCAAAGTGTGTCAGATGCAGCTATGTCGGGTGGGGCAGGAGCGCCGCAGTTTGGTCAGAAGACCGAAGGTGGCGTTTCAAAGGCTGTCGCCGACTATGTTGCAAGTAAGTCCGATGCTGGCGCACTCACGGGCAAGGAACTTTAACGAAAATCGCAAAGATGGGATTAACGATTAAGAGAAGCCGAGAGCAGCGCACGGTTAAGTGCCTGCTTCATCGCATTGGCGACATCCCCGGTGGTGTCGGTGTGGCTGTCGCCAACCTTGGTGGCAGTGTCCTGTATGAGGGTACGCCACTTGGCAAGGGTGCTGGCGACCTTTACGAGGTATGCAAGACGGCAAAGGTACTGACCAAGGCAGAAGCATCAGCAACGACCTACGAAGTTGCCAAGGGGCATCACTTCAAGGTGGGCGACCGCTTTGCCACGGCAGAATGCAACGGGCAGGAAATTGCGTCTATTGACCGTACTGATGCTGCTAAGGACGTCATCACGGTCAATGCATCGCTTGGCAAGGTGGTTGCCGCTGGCACTTGTGCCTTTGAGAGCAAGGGTGCAGATACCGAGCTGAAAGTGACGCCTATTGCTGTTGCAGGGTCTGACCAGGATGTGAATCCAGGTGACAACCTCTTTGTGTCGGCATGGGTCGTTGCAGTAGTCCGCGAAGCCAACGCACCAGCAGCGAATGACGCTATCAAGTCCACACTCAAGTGCGTGGCTTACGTGTAATATCAAAAAGTAGTCAAATATGCTGAAATCAAGAATGTTCGGGCTTGACGAGAGCAATCTCCAAGCCGTAATTCACACATACGACCTCAAGGATTACTACTATCCTACACTCTTCCCAATCAAGGAGACGGGGCGCCTGGATTGGAAGATGGTTGAGGCGCAGGCGGGCTTAAAGATTGCCGCTGACCTTGTTTCACGAGGTGCGACAATCCCCAAGAAGACGCGTGAGGCTCTTGCGCGTATTCAGGGTGACATCCCTAAGCTCGCTATCTCCCGTGAAAAGGATGAAGAAGAGCTTACGGAGTATGAAATCCTTGTGCTTCGTGCCTCCAACAATCCTGACCTGAAAGCCCTAATTGACTTTTGGGCAGAGGATACCAAGTATTGTTGGGATGCCATCGCCAACCGTGTTGAGTGGGTGGCTCTTCGCCAAATCTCTCTTGGTAAGGTCACGTTCACCAACTCAAATAACGCAGCTGTCGCCACGGAGTACAATGTAGACTACAGCATTCCAAGCGGTCAGAAGATTGGTGTTAATACCTCTTACACCGCTGGCACGGCTGGTAAGCCCCTTTCAGTGGACATTCCAAAGGCGCTGAAAATTGGCAAGAGCATCGGCGCGAACTACAAGTTCATGTTCATGAACGCAGACACGTTCATCAAGTTTGCGTCGCAGAAGGAGGTTGTAGACCGTTGCGCCACGCTTGTTGAGAAGATGACGGGTGCGACTGATGCCCCCGACCTTCAAACGGTAAATGCTTACCTCACGAAGAAGAAGGAGCAGTTCAAGGGTCTTCAGATTATCGTCATTGACCAGGACATCACGATTGAGACGGCGGATGGCGAGCGTACCACCAGCAACCCATTTGAAGATGATGTTATCCTCTTCTCGGAGAGCAAGGTACTCGGCACGACCTATTGGAAGCGCCCCATTGACGCCAACAAGATTGCAGGCAGTGTCGCAGAGAAGGTCATGCACGGTCACACGCTGATTAAGAAGTACTCAACTGAAAGCCCCGTTAAGGAGGTCACAGAGGGTATTTCTAACGTGTTCCCCGCGTGGAATCTCGCAGGGCGCTCGGTGCTTATGCAGGTGTCCGCAACGTCCTGGAATAAGAACTAAAATTGAGTGGTGCGGAGGGGGTGCAAGCCCTCTCCATACCACATCAATCCACTATCAATCAATATGACGAACAAGCAGTATCTCACAAAGGCTCTTTCAGGCTTGAACGTGACGGAGGATGACATTGAAATCATCCTTGTCAAGTCAGAGCTTGATGCAGATGCAGATGTGGATGTCCGAGGGTGCGATATGGCGACATACAACCGCATGTCCGCGCTCTTTAAGGGGGTGATGCAGAATGTTTCGGAAGGTGGTTACTCTATATCTTGGAACATGGATGCCGTAAAGCTCTTCTACAACGCTCTGTGCAGTGAGCTTGGTGTTGAAAATGTACTGCTTGCGCGTCCAAAGGTGCGCAGCCGCTCACATCTATGGTAAAGCAATATCCTCACTACCTCTTTGCCGTCAAGACCACTGAATCAAAGCAGGGGGAAGATGGCTATTGGAGTGACGGTGAAAGCTCCATTGAACTTCTCTCCATGTGCCGCGAGGAGACAGACGGCAGAGGTGCAGAAGTTCAGACCGCAGATGGCACGTATCGCAAGTATTCTTCCCTTATTCAAATGCCTAAGGGTGCGTTGGTTATAGCGCCAGGCACTAATGTGTTTGTATCGGAGGATGAGGCAGGCGAAGTGGTGCGCATCAAGGGCGTTGCGTTGAAGTTTGACAAGGGGCAATTGCACTCGCGGCTATGGGTATAGAAGCTCAATTCACGAAAGAGGAAGTCCAGGAGCGATATAGCGCGTTCGTTGGGCAGATTCAGCAGCAGCAAATCAAGCGTTTGCAGATGCTTGGGGAGATGTGTGTAAATCACGCGCGTTCAGTCCCCAAGGAAACGGGCTTTGAAGACCAAACGGGCAATCTTCGCTCTTCTATTGGTTATGCCGTCTTCGTTGATGGCGTTGCCGTTCATTCGTACTACGATGAAGTGAAAGGTGGTGCAGCTGGCGCAAAGGCTGGCGCAGACCTCTCACAGAAGATTGGAGAGCGCACGCACGGTGTTTGCCTGGTCGTGACGGCTGGCATGAACTACGCCCTGTACGTTGAAGCCCGCGGGCGTGATGTAATCGCGTCGGCGGAGCAGTTAGCGGAGAGAGAGTTGCCCAGGATGTTAGACAGATTGATTGATAATATCAGGAGTGCCGCTGAATGAAGACATCATTTGACATTGACAAGATTGTCTACAAGCTGTTGAGCGGGTCAAGCGAGCTAAAAAGTACCATCACAGGCGGTGTGTACTACTCAAATGACCGCCCTGACGGCTCAGTTAAGGAGGATGTTGTGATTAACACCATCACGATGACGCAGGACTACTTGCCGCAGCTGGCGACAAGCAATGTGAACATCTACGTGGCGGACATCCAGCGCCGAATTGACGGAGTTGAGCAGGCAAAGCCCAACCATGAGCGACTTGCCAAGCTGACAAAGATAGTCTTGGACGTGTTGCGAAGCGCGCAGATTGACGGGTTGAAAATAATCCCCGAAAGTCAGTCAGTGCTTAATGATGCAACCGTCAAGCAGCACTTTTGCAACATACGCATTGCGTGGAACATACAAACACATTAGAAGAGAGGTAGAGATATGGTAACATTAGGATTAGCAGAGATTCTTGTTGGCACAGCTTCGGAAGCTGGAACGATGCCCGCAGAGAGCGCAATGACCAAGCTTGGTAAGACCTACAAGGACACCGCCAAGTTCAGTCAGGAAGCGTCAGAAGTCACGGAGCATTTTGAGGAGGGGCGAGCCGCTCCCGAAGTGCGAAAGAAGAGCAAGAAGATTCCAAAGCTGACTTTCAGCATCATGGATGCTGACATTGATGCTCTTGTAAAGTACGTTGGTGGCACGAAGGTCAATAAGAGCGGGTCTACTAAGACGCGATGGGCATTTGACGGCTCAGAGCTGGTAGATAACCGCGCTATTCTTGTCAAGACAGAACAGGGACTTTACTTTGAAATGCCCAACGCCGACATTGAGGCTGTTGTAAATGCCGACATGTCTGCAAAGGGTATCTTCCTTGTAGAGTTCACGGTGACGCCCCTTGCCGTGAAGGATGGCAAGGCTCTTCGTGCTTACGACCCCAAGGAGGCATAGTAAGTGTGCTTTTCATTGTTTAGTTGTGTTGGAAGCCCTCAGACCCCGCGGTGTTTGGGGGCTTCTTTCTTTCCACAGATATGAGTGACGAAAAGAAAGCATTGACCCAGGAGCGCTCAGAGCTAAATGCCCTAATTGGTAGGGGCGTTTCCTTTGAGGTTGAGGATGTGCAGGTGCAGAGTACGCCGCGCTTCTTCGGTCTATTTGAGAAGAAGAGCATTGTGCCTGTTACGCGCACATTTGTCATCCAAGAGCCTACACTTGGTACGCTTGACAGACTTTCCGCAGAGTGGGTGGAAATGGCGATTGATGAAGAGGAGTTAAAGGGCGAAGATGCCATGTATCAGGCACGACTATTAGCCAAGAAGCACGCGTTGCGATGTGCAAAGGTCATAGCCCTGGCGGTGCTTGGCTCGGACTACCTTGTGCCAAAGGTCGGCAAGGGCGGTGGCGTTGGCTACGAACGCGACACGGAGCGCCTTGAGGAGCTGACCGCCCTATTTGCACGAAGAATCAAGCCATCAGAGCTGTATCAGCTATACACCTTGATTGGCGCAATGTGCAACTTTGGGGATTTTTTGAACTCTATTCGATTGATGTCCGCCGACCGAACAACAACGCCAATTCGGATAGAGGAAAACAGCGAGGTCTAAGAAGTACACACGGCAGGAGGGGTGCTATTTGCGCCCATTTCGGTTGGACGTTGGATTACTTGACGAACGGTATTGCTTGGTCTGTGGTGCAGAAGATGATGCTTGACGCACCAAGCTACGACATGAGCGATGGCGAAGAGGAGCTTTCACTGACAGAGAGCAACCGCGATAGTATTATGGATTATGTAAATAGTTTGATGTAGTGGCAAACATTGATGGTGGTGCGCTTTCGTTCAAGTCGGTCATGGACAATGACCAGATGAACGAGGCGATTGAGGAGACGTTGCGAAGGGTGCAAGGCTTGTCAGATGCAACCGTTGCAGGTGGTAAGAAGATGGACAGCGCCTTTGTGACCACTGCTGATGGCATTCGCCAGGCGATTTCGCAGATTGGTCAAGCCGTGGACATCCACGAAGCTAAGCTTGGGGAGCTGACGGGGCAGTATGTCCAGCTTAGTGACAAGATTGGTGCAGCGATGGCATCGGGTCGCACCGACGAAGCGCGCGCCATTAGGGAGACGCGAAATGCCATATCGGGGGAGATTGCCGTTCGTGAGAAGGCGGTTGAGGAGGCGAAAGCCCTTGCCGCTGAGCTTGAAAAGGAGGCACAGAAGCGTGAGCAGTCAACCAAGCAGATTGAAGCCAACGCACAGGCACATCAGACCTTGCGTGGTCGCATTCGCGCGTTGAAGGAGGAAATGGCTTTGTATCGCGAAGCACACGGCGACCAAACGGAGGAGTACCGCCGAATGTCCGCGGAGCTTGGGAGATTGTCGGACATCCAAGGGGATATATCCACGCAAGCCAAGATACTATCCAACGACCAAGCGAAGTTTCAGGGCTTCATCCAAGGCGTTTCCGGCTTGTCGGGTGCATTTTCCGCCGCCACGGGGGCTGTTTCCCTCTTTGCAGGTGAGAATGAGAACTTGCAACGTGTGATGACCAAGGTGCAGAGCGTCATGGCTATTGCTATGGGCTTGCAGTCGGTCTCACAGACCCTCAACAAGGATAGCGCATTTCAGCTTGTCACGCTGAATGGCTTAAAGGAGTGGTGGGCAGGCATCGTGGCGAAGTCCACCGCCGCGGAGGTCGCAGAAACGACCGCAACGGTAGCCAATACAGCAGCGCGCCAGGCACAGACCGCCGCAACGGTGCAAGGAACGGTTGCACAGGGTGCTAATGCCGTTGCCCAGGGGGCGCAGACCACGGCAGCTGCAACGGGGACTGTTGCCAACCTCACTCTTGCAGGGGCATTCAGGGCGGTTGGGCTTGCTATTAAGTCAATCCCCGTATTCGGGTGGCTCTTAGCAGGCTTGTCAGCGATTGTGGCTATCTCTACGCACTTTGCAAGCAAGGTGCGTGAGGCACGAAAGGCACAGGAGGAGTTTACAAAGGCGATGATTGAAGGGGCGTACAAGCCCATCGGCAAGCTTGAGGAGCTTTCAGCAAAGTACACCGCGCTTGGCAACAACATCAAAGAAAAGGAGCAGTTCATCAAGGACAACCGGAAGGCATTTGACGACCTTGGTGTGGCTGTAACCAACGTTCGCGATGCCGAAAATCTGCTTATAGACAACAAGGATGCTTTCATTTCGGCACAAATCGCCAAGGCAAAGGCTATGGTGCTTGCTCAAAACGCCTCGGAGAAGATAAAGAAGCAGATGGAGTTGCAGGCAGAGGTGGAGAAGATGCCCGACAGAGTGACCGTTGCAATGACCGGTGGTAGTGCGATGGGTGGTTATACGACATCCACGCTGAATAACACCATCAAGGAGAAGAAGCGCAAGGAGATTGAAGAGCTGCAAAAGGAGATTCGCGAGGACTTCAAGCGCGCTGCCGAGGAGGAAGCGAACGAGTACAACAAGCTCAAAAAAGCGGGCATCAAGAGCGCTGGTACATACGCACAAGGCACGATTGGTGCTATCGAGAAGGCTATTGCGGAGAAGCAGGAATCCTTGAAGCACTTGAAGCCAAACACCACGGAGTGGAAGAAAGCCAACAAGGAGATTGAGGCACTGCAAAAGCAGATAGAGAAGCCCACAAGAAAGCATGCAGGCTCTTCAAAGAAGGAGAAAGACCCCTTTGTTGAGAAGCTGGAGAAGCGAAAGGAGGAGTATGAGCGATACAAGAAGTGGCTCAATTCAGGGGATGACGTGCTTATAAAGTCCGCATCTGTGGAGTTCAAGGGGCTAATTGCCCAGGGGGCGACCTACATTGACTTCCTAAAAAAGCAACGAGACGAGATACTTTCCATTGATGCTGGCGAGCGCACCAAGGAGCAGAACAAGAATCTTCGCGCCCTGAATGACCGCATTTCAGAGGAGACGAAGAAGACGGTATTGGAAGCTTTCAACGAGGAGCTTTCAAAACAGCTCGGCAACGCCAAGACCACCCTGGAAATGCTCAACATCATTGCGCGGAAGCGCAAGGAGCTGGCGGATGATGACAGCGAGCTTGGTAGCGACAAGAAGAAGACACTTGACGACGCTGAGGTAAATGCCGTGCAGAAGCAGCAGGAGGAGACGAAGAAACTGCTTGAAGATTATGCTTCCTATCTTGATAAGAAGATACAGCTTGACTTGGAGTACAACAACGACCTTGCGCTCTTGGAGCGTGCGAGGGCGAAGGCGACCACCGATGAGGAGCGCAAGAAGATTGACGCAGCCATTGCAAATCGCGCGAAGCAGTACGCCAAGGACAGCAAGACATCAGGGGACAGCGACTTTGACCAGCTCTTGCAGACATATCGCACTTTTGAGGAGAAGAAAGACGCCATCATTGAGGAGTTCAACGAGAAGCGCGCGCGTGCGTTGGAGCATGGCAATACGGAGCTTGTCGAGCGCCTCAACAAGGCGCAAAACGAAGCATTGTCAAGGCTTGCGATTGACGAAATGAAGCTATCCCCCGATTGGGAGAAGGTGTTTGGAGACCTTGATGAGGTCGGCAATAAGGAGCTGGAACGCCTGCTTGCGTCGATTGAGGGAAAGACCGCCATCCTTGGTGTGGAGCTATCCCCAGCGGACTTCAAGGCTATCCAAGACAAGGTCAAGGAGCTAAAGGATGAGATACGAGAGCGCAACCCCTTCAAGGCGCTTGCCAAGTCCTTTGGCGACCTCAAAAAGGCTACTACAGACGGCGAAGCTACAGCGGCGTTGTCGTCAATGTTTGACAGCGCGGCAAAGTCGGGTCAGCAGCTAAAGGGCATTATCTCAGATGTTACAAGCACTCTTGAAGATTTGGGTGTCGAGGGTACAGAAGAGGTGGGTCATGTCATCCAGGCGCTGGAGGGGCTTGCTGAGGGCGCGCAAAACGCCGTTATGGGCATTGTTTCAGGTAATCCCGTGCAGGTCGTGAGTGGCGCTATCAAGGCGGTCAGCTCTGTTGTTAAGTATTTCACGGGTGCGAACGACCGCCGTGCAGAGCGCTCTATCAAGCGACACCAGGAGAATGTGGCGGGTCTCACCTCAGCGTACAAGGAGCTGGAGTGGCAAATCTCTAAGGCGCTATCGGGTAGCAAGTACAAGCACCAGCAGGCGGCTATTGACAATATGAAGCAACAGCAAAAGGAGCTTCAGGGGATGATTGCCGCTGAGGGTAGCAAGAAGAAGAAGGATAATGGCAAGGTCAATGAGTGGAAGGAGCAGATAAAGGAGATTGACAGAACAATCGCTGACACCATTGAGAGCATGAACAAGAGCTTGCTTGACACCGATGTCAAGAGTGTTGCGTCACAGCTTGGTGATGCCATTGTTGGTGCTTTTGAGAGTGGCAAGGACGCCGCCGCTGCTTGGGGTGAAAGCGTCAAGGGCATTGTGAACAACGTTGTCAAGAACTTGCTAATCCAAAAGGTGCTGCAGGAGCCGATTGACAAGATTATAAGCAAGTACACTTCTAAGTGGGTGGGCAAGGATGGCGCTTTTGTTGGCTTTGATGCCGTTGTGAGCGATGTGAGTAGCTTGTCAAGTGAGCTGACGGGGCTTTATCCTCAGCTTGAGCAAGCCGTTGGTGCGCTCAAAAATAAGCTAAACATCACGGCGGCGGAGACTGATACATCACTGACCGGTGCGGTTAAGGGCGTCACCGAAGAGACGGCAAGCATTGTCGCAGGTCAGATGAATGCAATGAGAATCAACCAGGTGGAAGCGTCAGCAATCTTGCGCCAGCAACTCACAGCCCTAAATGCCATTGTGCAAAATACATCCTACAACCGCATGTTGGTGGAGATACACAAGGAGCTGAGAGCGATGAATGGCGGTGCAGACCCATTGCGCTCCCAGGGATTAGCATAAACGAAGCGATATGAATGCAATAGCGAAGGAGCTTGCACGACAAGCGAAAAAGGCGGGCATCTGTGAGGAGTGGTACGGGCAGTTAAAGCTTCTCACAGACAAAGACGCGATGATAGACATGTACATCAAGGGGATTGATTTCTGCTTGTCCAACGACTATCCAAGCAATGACTATATCAGAGAGCATTTCAAGGGGTCAATGGAGAAGAAGGGTGTCTATCTTGATGATGAGATAATGCTAAGCAATCCACGCAGGTGCGTGGCACTCGGACGTACCGTTGGGAGCGTCGTTGTTGGTGGTTATGGCGTGTGCGAGGTCTTTGTGAAGCACGATTCAGTGCTGGTCATCAGCGCAAGTGGGAATGCCTTTGTGGAGATTGACATGTTTGACGCTTCGGAGGTGTCTGTGCATACGACAGAGCGCGCCAAGGTGCATATCAATAGATATGGCGGTCGGCTGACCACCGACCAGCAAGGTGAAAGCGTCATCAAGGTGGTTGAAAAGGAAACAAAGACATATTGATAGTATGGGAGCAGGGGAACAGAACATCATTTTGAACGTGCCTTTTGATGAGAGCAGAGGTGCATCAGTTGCTTATGATTATAGCGTCAAGCGCGCAGATATACAGCTTCACAACGCTTCGTTTTCGGCTGGTCGCAATGGCAATGCCGTGGAGTTCACGGGGGACGGCTACGGGGAGGTGACAAAGCAACTCTTTGACAACCTCAATGGAGACTTCACGATAGACCTTTATGTACACTCGCTTGTTGATGGCACGGGCTTTACGTGGTATCTGAACTTCAGCGGAGGCGAGGATAACCGCCTGGAAGTGCCAATCAGCGCGGGTGTGGGAAGATGGACGAATGTTGCCATTGTCCGCAAGGGCGGTTCATTTAGCTTCTACCAAGATGGGCAGTTGGTCGCCGAAGAGACGAAGGCGGGCAATCTTCTTGGACTTGTCCTTAATCAAGACTACTACGGCAGCGACTATGGCGTGTGCCTTATCGACGACTTGAAGATTTACAACTCAGCATTAACCAAAGAAGAGCTTAAAGAAGTGGCAGGAGATGATAAGCGCCAGGCATACACCCTTGACGGCGTTGATTTCAGAGAGTTTGGTGTGTTCGTTTCAGATTCCGATGGCATCTTGAATCGTCCCAAGTTAAAGACCCTTGCAAGTATCTCTTGGGACAACTACCACGGGGAGGATGTAGACCTCAATCATAAGTACTACGAAGCGCGGGAAATCACGTTGTCCTGCTTCATCAAGGCGAGCAACAAGATGGAGTTCGTCAACCAAATGGCACGCTTTGAGCAACAATTTGATAAGCGAGGCTTGCACCGCCTTGTGATTGATGTGCATCCCACGAAGCCCCTAATCTATGAGGTGTACTGCAAGGATGAAATCAGCGTGTCAAAGCGCTGGAATGATTCCTTGATGGTCGGCACATTCAAACTAAAGCTGACAGAGCCACAGCCCGTCAAGCGTGTATTGCGCCATGTGCGTGTGTCAGACGCTACGAAGACATGCACCATCAACCTGACGAGTAGCAAGCTTGTAAATGTCTTTTGGGGGGATGGCGAAGTCCAAGAGGACATTTCAGGGAAGAACGTGACAATCTCACACACCTACAAGGAGGACGGCGAGTATTTCCCAGTCATCACAGGGTGTATTGATGAAATTGAGGCATTTACCACCAACGCCATTGTTGTATGGAACAAATTGTAGTCACGAGAAAGGACGGCACGACCTACCCGCTTGCCGTCAAGAAAGAAGCAACCGGAATCAAGCAGGCTACCCAATCATGGGGCTTGCTTGGTGATGATGTGGTGAACATCACGGTGGAAAGCCCCTATCCACAGAGCTATGCAATCGGGGATAGTATCAGCGTTTTTGGGCGTACGTACCGCCTAAATCAGCTGCCAAGGGTCAGACGCACAGGAGCGCATAAATACGCCTATGACCTGACTTTTGAGGGCGTGCAGTACGACCTTTTGCGTGCAATCTATGACGTGACCATTGAGACGACCGGCAACACCTTGCAGGATGTCCAGGGGGATGCCCTCACGGGGGATTTGAGGCGCTTTGCCACCGTGCTTATCTCCAACGCCAACCGTGTGTTCCCTGGAAAGTGGAGGCTTGGCACTTGTCCAGCGACCATTGCAGATAAGACGCTGACTTTTGGCGATGGGGATAATTGCCTTGCCGTGTATCAAAATCTGTGCAAGACCTTTGAGGTTGAAGCGACCATCACGGAGAGTGCAGGAGTGTACACCATTGACTTTGCCAAGCGTGTAGGTGTGACGCACCCATTCACCTTTGAGTTTGGCAAGGGTATGGGTCTGTACGCCCTTGACCGGCAGAACGTGGACAGTTCAAATATCGTCACTCGCCTAAAGGTGTATGGGTCAAGCGACAACATCACGAACAAGTACAGAGCGCAACGCCTGTGCCTTCCTGGAAAGAGCAAGGCGCAGTCATTCATTGAGCAGTCGGACGCCGTGGCTCGCTATGGCGTGCATGAAGCTCGCAAGGTCTTTGACGACATCAAGCCTACATTCAATGGCAGGGTCACGGCGGTTGTGGCTGGCAACATCCTGCAATTCCAGGATGCCACCATGTTTGACTTGAATGCTAAGGAGGCTGACGGCAAGACAACGAAGTACCTTGTGGCGGGTTTAAGTGCCAAGATACACTTTAACACGGGCAACCTCGCTGGCTACGAGTTTGACATCAGCAAGTACGACCATGCAACAAAGACTTTCACGCTCAAAAAGCTAACAGACGACCGTGGCGACGTCTTCCCATCGTCAAGCTCTACGGCGTTTCAGTTCGCTGTGGGGGACGAATACAAGATACTTGATGTGACGCTCCCAGAGAGATACCAGCAAGAGGCTGAGCAGAAGTTGCAGGAGCGAGCCACGGAGTACTACCGACAGAACAGCCAGCCGAAAGTGAAGTATGGGCTATCTGTGGCAAAGTCCTACTTGCAGAAGCTGTTTAGAGGCGGCGAGGCAACGGGGCTGTTCGCGCCAGGCGACTACATCAATGTGAAAGATGAGAGCATTGGCGTAGATAAGTCAGTGCGCATTCAGAGCTTGGAGCGCAATCTGCTTGATGTCTACAGCTACACATTGACGCTTGCAGATGTAGCCGAAAGCAACATAACAACGCGCGTTATCTCGGAGCTTGTAGACCTTGACAAGATTACCACCGTCTACAAGCTGAAAGACCCTACACGAGCGCGCGCAAATTGGCGTTCAACGCGTGAGGTGCTGGATATGGTGTTTGACCCTGATGGCGACTACTACACCGACAAAATCAAGCCCAATTCCGTTGATACCCTGGCGTTGTCGGTCGGGGCGAAGTCTATGCAGTTCGCCTTGCAGGATGTTGTGTTTGAGCCGAACTACCAAGGGCAGAAGAATGCCGTACGTGTGTCGGATGGCACGCTGACGCACTATGCCATTGAGGAGCAGCCGCGCACGTGGAGGGTGGCGCAAGTGGTTTCACAGCTTGGAGAGGATAGTACCCCTTACTACATCTTTGCGCGATGCCCAAAGGATGGCAATGCCGCTACGATGATATTTAGCAAGTCTCCTGTCAAGGTAGAGCAGGAAGCGGGTGTTTATCACTTTTGGGTGGGCGTCGTCAATTCTGTTGATGCTACGCTGCAAGCGCGCTCAATGTCGCTAACTTATGGCTTCTCAACAATCAACGGGCGATTTATCAAGACGGGGCGTATTGAGAGCGCTGACGGCTCTACGTATTTTGACCTGGATGATGGCGAGATTGGCGGGCGCGTCATGTTCACATCTAATGGTCAGCGCAAGAGCCTTGATGAGTTCGGGGGTGACATCAGCCGTCAGTTGGCAAGCCGTGGTAGGGTGTTCACAGAGCAACCAACGCCACCTTATGACGCTGGAGATATATGGGTAGATGGCAAGGTGCTTCGACGCTGTGCTACGGCGCGCGCGTCTGGTGCTTACGTTGCAGGCGATTGGGTGCTTGGTGTTGCGTATGACAACACCAAGACGACCATTGATGGCGGTCTTGTCACATCGGGGACTATACAGGTGGCGGGCAGTGCGTCGGCAATCCTTGCGGGCGTGACGGGCTACGGAACAACGCCTGATGCCGTGCGCTTTTGGGCTGGTGCGACCTACGAAAACAGGGCTGATGCACCATTTGTGGTGCATCAGGATGGCACAACCAAGATGAGCAAGGCTAATGTATCAGGCATTATTGACGCCAAGGGAGGTAAGATTGGAGGATTTGGTATAGCTGATGGGAGAATTGGCGCCGCTAACAACTACAACCAATCAACGGGGCTTTCGCTGACCGACCGAAACATTCGCTTCCGCGGGGACACGGTGGGGACAATGGCATTTGCTTCTATCGGTGTGCTGAATTGGCTTGGATACAGCAACGCGGGTATGTTTGAGCTGTCCAGCAGCGACAATCACATCCTTGGGTCGGCTCTTTACGCTAAGTGTGTGTCGGGGGATGGCTCGCTCGACTACTTTTACCCTCAGCGCGCTTTTGAGTACCTCGGCAACGTGTATGGCATTGGCAAGCATTGCGACTACTTCACAGGGTACATCGGGGAAGCGTACAGCGACACCCTTGTACTGCATTTTGATACGACTAACAAGTTTCACTTCACGCGCGTTGGCACGGGTTATCTTGGCATGGATTTGCCAACCAAGACGATGATTGACAAGCACGCAGGAGGAAAAGACATCTTCTTTAACATTGAGATTGTGTGCGATAGGGATATGTGGAACAAGATAAAGGTCAAGTCGCGACCAGGTGCGCAGATGTACAACAATGACGGCATTGCCATTGATGGTATAGACATGATGCGAGGTGACAGCCTGACATTGCGCTACTACAACGGCGCCTACCACATCCTAAATAAGCAGTTCACAACGTAGTTGCAATTTAGTTGCACACGTGTGTTTTATAGTGATATATAGTTGGTAAATTTGTGTAATTAGTAATCGGATTATGGCAGAGACACGTTCAGGAGAACAAACATCACCGCAAATAGGGAATATGGGGGTGATTGGTAGCCTCAAAAAAGGCTCTTTCTCCCTCCCCGACGGTGCTTGCTTCAACATCAAAAATGAGGGCTCTTCCGCTGTTGAGCTATCTGTACAGCTCGCAGGGATGAAAGAGGGGGAGTTTATAACCACACGGTTTGACCCAGGTTGGAATCCTGAGATTGTCCGAGTGGTGAAGCAGTCGCCGCTTGATGGTGTTAACTTAAAATGGGGGTATTAGCATGGGAATTGTAATAGGAGTTGGGCAGACGAAGCCGCAAGAGCCTTACGAGAGCTTCTACGGCATAGAATGGGACATAACGGTCTCAAATCCAGATGTGTCGCGCGTGGGCAAGAAGGAGCTTCACCAGGAGCTACCCGTGCAGTCGTTGATGCGCCGCTGTGTGCTTCGCGACAACGGTGAGGTGGCATACTACCTTGATGCCAACGATAGCGCCAAGAAGGAGGGCGGTGCACCCGCCAATCTTGACGGCACTGATGGGCAGGTAATGGTTGAAATGCCCTCTTTTTACTACAAGTTTGAGGAGGACGGTAACAAGCGCCGTGCGCTTATCTCGATTGAGAAGACACCTGGATTTTCAACGTTTGAAAAGTGCTATGTGTCGGCTTATGAAGCAACCGTTCAGCACTCTTCACGCAAGCTGTCGTCTGTTGCAACAACCAACAACGACTATCGCGGTGGTGATGGTAGCTTAATCGGTAAGAATGACCAGGCGTTAAAGCCAGGCTACCCGATTGCAAATGTGTCGGCTGTTTCCTTCCTTGAGTTTGCACGAGCGCGAGGCGCGCGGTGGAATTTCTACCTGTACGAAGCGCACAAGATGCTCTTTTGGCTCTTTGCCATTGAGTATGCAACTTTTGATGCAAAGAAAGACTTCATCGCAGGGGTTGACTCTAATGGCTACAAAAGAGGTGGCATTGGGCAATCTGTGTGTAACTCAAGTGTGGGTGGCGTTATCATCCCTTGTGGCGTGACGAACACACTTGGGAACAGCACAGGCGTTGTATCTTACACGAACAACATACCAAGTGGCAAAAGTGAGGTGTTAAGCGTGCCATCATACCGCGGAGTTGAGTTGCCGTTTGGACACCTGTACAAGGTTGTGAATGGTATCTTTTTTGACAACGATTGGAATGTCCTTGTTGCCAAGACGGCAGATGTCGTTGCTTCCGACAGGCTTCTTCGCAGTGGTGCGACCGTTGGTGTTTTTGCGCGTAGTAGTGGATATATCAAGGCTGTAAACTTTGGAATTAGTGGCGACATCATCGCCAAGGAGGTTGGCGCGAGCAATCGGTCTTACTTCTGCGACTATTCATACGCGGTCGGAGAGCGCCCAGCATTTGGCTCTCACGCCAAGGAGGGTGCGGGGTTCGCAGGCTTCATTTATTCGCGACCAATCACCAATGAGGCACTTCCCACGCCAAACGTAGGCACGCGCCTCTGCTACTATCCACAGCCAAAATAGACTTACAGATATGAGATTAAGTGAATTAGAGCCGAATGCGTTTTATGACGCGGTGGCTGGCGAGCCAGCGCGCTTGCAGAGAGATAACGATGGGTCGCACCTCTTCTGCTACAACATCCAGCCGCGAATGGTTGCTGGTGAAGATGGCGGAGAGGAGAAGCAAGACGGCTGGCAGTGTCGTGAGCTTCGTCTGTTTGTTGAGCCAACGTGTGAGAACATCAAGCACGCAATCATCAACAGCGTGTACAATGCAGATGCACGCCTTGACCTGGTGAGCCGCTACAACGCCTATGTGTCGGCTATCAGCGATGATGAGAGCGTTGCGGAGGAGTACAAGGGCTTCATACAATTCATGGATGACGTCGATGAGCTGCTTGATTGTGATGGGGGGAGGCACGCCAAGAGCAAGGGCGTACCACGCTTCGTGACGGCGCGACAATTCCGCCTGGCTCTTATCGCTGGCGGTGTGAAGCTCGCTGATGTCACAAAGGCAATCAATGCACTCCCTGAAGCATATAAGGAGCAAGCTCTTGTCTCTTGGGAATACGCACCGACCTTTGAGCGCAACAATCCATTCATCGCACAGCTGGCAAGTAAGTTTGGCTTTACAGATGAGAGCCTTGACCAGCTGTTTATCCAAGCTGATAAGCTGTGAGGACGTTTGTTTTAGGCTTCATCCTCTTCTTGGTGTCGGTGGCACTGCTTGTGCCACTGACGCTTATAAACTTCGCCGTTGTCGCGTCAAGGGGAAAGGCAAAGGGGTACTTCATGAGTACCGCCGTGAACCTTGACCGCTTCGGCAACTACGAGTTCCGCACGCTGTTTAATTCCACCCTTATACGCCGCGAAAGCGCGCACCGCTTTGGTGCTTTTGAAGAGACGATAAGCAGTGTACTTGGTAAGAATCAGCGTGCGGGAACTCTTTCACCTTGTGGTAAAATGCTCGCTGGTCTTCTTGACAAGATAGATGAGGGGCATTGCATCAAATCAATCATAGATACATAGTATGTGGGGATTAATTAAAGAGCTTCTGACCAACTTTGGTCGATACATTCTTAGCCTGATGGGCGTTGTGCTTGCGTTCCTTGAGCCAACCGCGCCTTTCGTTTTTATCTGCACGCTCGCAGTCCTCTTTGACTGCTACACGGCGTGGGCGCTTTCGCGCCGCGTCAAGAAGAAGTACCCAGGCGCGAACGATGGCAAGTTTAAATCAAACTACGCAGGCAGGGTGTTTGGAACGCTTATCAAGGTGTATGCACTGACCATCCTTGCGTACCTGGTGCAAACTCATGTCCTGGAGGGCTTGCCAATCAAGCTTCCAAACATTGTAGCCGCCGCGGTGTGCTTTTGGCAGGTGTGGTCGATGCTGGAAAACGAAAGCTCTTGCAATGATGCCAAGTGGGCAAAGATTGCGCAGCGCATCTTGGTCGACAAGACGGAAAGGCACTTTGAAATAGACCTTAGCGAACTAAAAGAGAAGAAAGACAATGGCGAAAGTTGAGCTATTAGCACCATACATCAGAAAGTGGGAGGGGGGCTTTGTGAATGACCCAGCGGATAGTGGAGGGGCTACCAACATGGGTGTCACGATAGGCACGTTTGAACTCTATTGCCACAAGAAGGGCTACCCGCGCCCAACGGTGGAGCGCCTGAAAAAGCTGACCCCCTCGGAGTGGACGGACATCCTGAAAACAATGTATTGGGATAGATGGCAAGCCGACAAAATCAAGTCACAGAAGGTTGCCAACATCCTTGTCGATTGGGTGTGGGGGTCAGGTGTCCACGGCATCAAGATTCCGCAGCGCATCCTTGGTGTTGCTGTTGATGGCGTTGTCGGGGAGAAGACGTTGCAGGCGCTAAATGCACAAGACCCTGACAAGCTCTTTCAGGCGATATACGAAGCCCGCCGAAAGTTCCTACTTGACATCACTGAAGCAAGCATCAAGCGATATGAGGAGAAGATTGGGCGAAAAGCCACCGAAGCGGAGCTATTGCGCCACACCAACAAACGCTTTCTTCGCGGATGGAGCAACCGCTTGGAGGACATCAAGGTCGTGTCACGATGAAACGCGTTGCCATTATGCTTGCGGTCGTCCTGGCGGCGTCCTGCTCGCTTAAAAAGAAGAGCGTTGATACATCTGTTGTCAAGGTAGATTCAACGGCTGTGACCGCCTCCAGCAAAGCCAAGGTTGAGAGGTTTGTTGATACGACCACCACGACAACGGGGCGTGTTGTGGTCACGGAGGTGGAGTTTGCCACAGATAGCACCGCCGGCACGATTGAAAGCATCGTATTTGGGTCGAATGGCATAGAGGTAGCGGGCATCACAGGGCGTCCGATACGCTCAATAAAGCAGCAGGTCTTTGAGAGCATACACGAGCGCAAGGGAGAGAGCCATGAGGGTGAGGAGAGCGAGGAGAGCAAGCAATCAGCATCTGTGCGTAGTGAATCATCGCGCGTGTCCAAGGTGCTTGCACCAGCCCCCGACCCTTACAGATGGCGCTACATCTTCTACCTGGCGTTGATAGGCTGTGCCGTTGTCCTTTACGCCAAGCGCACGCCTGTCATTGGTTGGTTGCGGCGCATCCTTAGCGGTCTTATAAAGCGGTAATTTCCAAGGTCTGTCCAAAAATAGACCATTTTCGTGACTTCGCGAATATGGTGTTTGCTTGCAAGTGCCTTGTTGTCAGTCGTTTGCAAATGTCCAAAGCGCAACCATTTCGGTGAAGCTAACAAAATGGTTTTGGCTTGTCGGATTTTTGATTACCTTTGAAGTGTCATAGAGGTAGCCAATGGGCACCCGTGACTTACGTTACGTAACCCAAGTAGGCATATTTGCCTTGGGTGAAAATCAGAGCGGGGAGACCTTGGTCTCCTCACTCTTTTTTTTGCTCCAAAGAAACAAGAAAGCCCCACACCATAAGGTGCGGGGCTTTTCGTTTGCTTGTAGTACTTAGTACTCGGAGAGGAGTGGCTTCACCTCCTCGGCGCGTGCCTTCTCTTCGTCGGTGAACTCTTCGGGGTATCGTTCGATGACCTCCTCAACGTGGCTCTTAAACCATGCCTCGCAAATTTCGCCGATTTCCTCGTCCGAAGAAGCGAGCGTCCACTTTGCATCGCCGATCTCGTATGCCTTGATGAGGTAGTTTGATTGGTTGTTGTCGTACACGCGTTCATTGTCTACGAACGTATCGATGAACTCGTCGTACTCTTCTGTGCTGTTGCACTCCCAGCGCAGCTCTACGGTGTGACCATCATTGGTGTCTACCGTGATGCTCCAAATGCCAAGGTAGGGGTATTCCTTGATGTAGGAGCAAAGGAGGTCTTCGATGAAGCTCTTTGCATCGTCAATAGTATCAACGCCGTTGATGTTGTTGTAAGCGACAAGCGCGCTGCTGTTGCGGTCTGCATAGAACTCAACGCCGTTGATGATAGTCTTCTTCGTTTCCATTTTCTTTTGTCTTGTTTACGTTACGTGTCTCGTGGTGTCTCTCACCCTTTGACACTACAAAGATAAGACATTGTTTTTACCCAGCCAAATTTTGAGGTAAAAATTTTTGGGTGTGGTGTTATTTTCTTCTTCTTGTATGCTCTTTTGCTGTGGTGCTTTGTATTGTCGCCTATTGTTTTTACCTTTGCATTATAATAAGGTAAATATATATAGCTATGAATGTGAAAGAGAGGCTTGATGCTATCAAGAAGCGCAAGGGCATTGAGAGTGATGCTGAATTGGCACGCTTGCTTGGTGTCTCAAAGCAACGTCTGTATGGGTGGAAGAACCGCGATATAATTGACGTGCCTATCATTATGGCGGTATTCCCTGAACTTCGCCCTGAATGGGTAGAGCGCGGGGAGGGCGACATGTGCGACCAGCATGCAGAGCTATTGCGAAGGGTGGAGCAGTTGCAGGAGCTTGTTGAGGAGAAGGACGACATTATAAGCAAGCAAGCCGACCACATCAAGCGTCTCACAAAGGCGTTGATGGGAGGATGGTAGAAGATTAACGAAAAAGCCCCAAAATCGCATGAATTTTGGGGCTTTCGTGTACTTATTCGTGTACTTAAATCGTAAATCCTTGAAAATCAAGGTTTATTGCGGAGAGAGAGGTAGTGCGACCTTGATGCCGCGTACTTTCAAAGCCTTTCATTTGCGTGTCTTAGCTAAAATCACGATGCCACGAAGTACCACGAAGAGCCAAAGTGATACGCTATACTCGTGTACATTTCGTGTACAGCGTTGCCGGTGCTGAAAGTCGTGTACATCGCACATCATAGCTCGTCAAACTTTGTCATTGACCGCTCTTTGAGTTCATCCACAATCTTTGCATAGGGCTTCATCGCGTTAAAGTTGGAGTGACCCGTCCAACGCATGATGACCTCTACGGGGATGCCAAGTTGCAGTGCCATGACGACAAACGTGCGCCGCGCAACGTGTGTGGTCAGCAGATGCCACTTAGGGTAGACCTCTTCATAGCGCGTGTTACCCTTAAAGTAGACTATACGGGTCGGCTCGTCAAGCCCTACCACCTGACCCAGCGTTTTAAGGTGCAGGTTCATGTGTACGTTGGATATGATGGGTAATGCCCTATCTCCAGGGAAGACGCACCCGCTATACTTGTCAAGGATAGCTTGTGAGTGCCTGTTTAGCTCGATTCTAAGCCCGTCAATAGTCTTCTTCGTCACAACGTGTACAACGCCCTTCTTGATGTCGGAGCGGCGTAGCTTGGCTACATCGGAGTATCGGAGACCCGTGAAACACTGAAAGAGGAAGACATCGCGCACGCGTTCAAGAGCTTCTTGCATCGGCTGAAATTGGAAGTCCTGCAACTGCTTTATCTCTTCTTGTGAGAGGTAGATGATTTCCTTTGAATCGACGGAAATCCCCTTTAGTTTGGGCTTAAAGGTGTTGTGCAGGTCGCCATGGTAGTAGCCTTTTTGAGCTGACCACCGAAGCAGCCACCGAAGAAAAGAGAGGTGGCGCGATATGGTTGTATTGCGCTGGTCTTTCTTGTAGTAGTATGCAATGAGGTCTTGCAGCTTCCCCTCTGTGAGGGTCTCAAAGGACAATCCAGGGTCAAATGATTTCAGATGGTGGCGGAGTGTCCTGAACTTCTGATATGTCGACGGCGTCCATTGATTCTTTTCCCCGACCTGTGCCATGAACAAATCAATGACCCCCCAAAGGTCTATTTTGCCGTCATCATCCATGAGTGACGCGCGACCCACCATATCGTTGAAGAGGTCTTTTACTTCTTGCGGTGTAGGCACGCGCTTCTCCAGGAGTTCATAACGGGCAAAGACTTCGTTTATCTGTGCCTTGTACTCTTCTATGGTGCGGTTTATCTCAGCCGCTTCCCTTGTGCCTGCAATAGCTCGCTCGGCTTTGGCGTCCCATTGGTCTAAGTCTATTTTGCGACCAATGGGGAAATCAAACGGGCGTTCCCCTCGGAGCGTCACACGCATCCTTATGGCAAGGTCTGTCGTGTCTTCCGCTTTGCGCTTGTGCAGGTTGAATTTGATGCTTCGCTTGATGAACATAGCTACCTTATGTCTAATGTCCCACGACCAAGCAAGAGCCACGCGGGAGATACGCCAAAGTCACGGCAGACATACAGAAGCGCGTCAATGTCTATGGACTTGTAGTGCATTTCCTCAATTGGCTTGGATAGGTCGCCTTTTATTCGGTAGTACTTGACACGGTTAAGGCTATGTTCCTCGCAAAAGGCTTTCAGCCCTGATGTCTTACCCAAAGACTTTGCCAGGTCTACCGCCTCGAAGAAGCGCCGCTGTATCTCCATGACCTGTGGATTGATTGACTTCTTCATGACCTCTTCATCTTTTGCGTGTATGCTTCGTGCATTTCGTCAAGTAGGGCGCTATCTACTTCGGCGAACTCTTCGCCTTTGAGTGCCGATGCTTCCAGCGCGTCAAAGATGGCGCGTGGCATCACAGAGTAGTAGGTGGCAACGCCGTAGTAGTCGGCGACCTTGATTGCTGTTGTCTTCATCTTTCCTGCTGTATATATGTACGTGTGCGCGCGTCATGCCTGCTTCTCAATGATGCCGAGCAAGCGGTCAATCTGCTCTTGTGACTTCGCGAACTGCTCTTGTGACTTCGCGAAGAGTTTGCGTTGTTCTGCGATTTCGTCGATTAGCTTGTCCACGATGTCATTGGCTGTGCATCCATCGCACTCTCCATAGTTGTTGGTGGTGTGATTGTTTGTGGTGCTTGTCGTGGTGTTTGCTCCATTGACATTCTGCTGCTCCCCACCAATGTAGAGCTGGGGGTTTAGAGATATTTCGTGCAAAATTTCCTGTTTGCTCTGCGGAATTGTCCCGCCAGCCTCTCAATTTTGCACCGTCCTTGCCGTGACGCCAAGTATTTTGGCGAATCTCTCCTGGGAAAGTCCAAATTTCTCCCTGATTTCTCTTGTGTCCATTCCGTTCATTATGAGTACGTTAGTAGTGCCTTGTAGTTTTATGACCATAGATTGCGCGAAGAATTTCGTTGTAACGTTTGCATTTCACGAAATCTTTCGTACCTTTGCAGATGTAAAGCAACGCAAGACGAAAGGACAAGCGAAAGCAATACAAATGTAACGTGCGAATGTACAACATTTCGCCGAAAGATGAATACAAAAAAGGAAGAGATATGAATGAATTTAGCTTTAAGCTGGGCTTCTCGCAGGTGAAGCGAAAGGATGCTAAGGAGGTGCGCGAGAGAATTATGCAGGCACTTGGACTTACGACCCGTGCAAGCTGGTATGCCCGCCTTAATGGGGGTGTTGAGCCGAAAGTATCAGAAGCCCGCGCCATTGAAGAGGTGTTCACGAAGTTTGGAATCACAAAGGTGTGGGGGGCGTGAATGCAGAGAAGAGGGTCATTGACATGACCGCTGGGGAGTTCGCCGAAGTTTTGTACAGCGTCATGCAACGTCTATCCAACAACGAAGAAGAAAAAGTAACTAACAAAAGGCTGGTGTACGGCATCGCAGGTATTGCGCAGCTCTTCAACTGCTCTATGACCACCGCGAACAGAATAAAAGCGAGCGGGAAGATAGACCAAGCAATATCACAGACGGGAAGAATGATAACCGTTGATGCAGACCTTGCCTTGCAGCTAATGAAAATATAGACTATGGAAGCTAAAATCTACAAGCAGTCAGGAAGCGTGGCACGCGTTAGCCCGTCAAACGGCACGGACTTCACTCTTCGCGAGCTTCAGAGCATCGTTGGAGGCTACATTGAGCTTGTGCGTCTCGGAGGCGGCAATGTGATGGTCATCAACGAGGAGGCGAAGGGCGAAATCGGAACGACAATCAATGTGTCGGCAACCCGCATCGCAAGAGAGCATCAGGCAATTTGGTCGCATGACTGCATAGTCGGCAACGCGCTTGTTTGCTCCTCAGAAATGGTGCGGTAATCATGACTAAATACAAGCTACTATGTCAAAAGAGCAAAAAGAGATGCTGAGGTCGTGGTGTGACAACCTGCTTGTCACTTATAGGTTAGACTTCTTCCGTGGGAGCGCCCTTAGGGGTGTTGTAGAAGCTCTTGTATGCAAAAGTCGCTTGAACTATCCCTTGGCATGGGCGTATTGCCGCGAAGCCAAATCTATCGGATTTGAACCTGACACGAAGGACTACACCGAGCTACTCAGAGAGCTACGGCAGATAGCGAAGGAAGTCCCACTAAGCGACACAGCGCAGGGCGCCATTACCTACGTCTTCGGTGGCGAATGGGAGGAGGCTCGCGAAGCCATCTTCAAGCTCAAGTGCGAACGCTTTGGACATAACTAACCACGAGTGCGCCCTGCTGGCGGTTACCTACCGCCCGCCACACCCTCCCCGCCCCGGGCCGCCGGGCGGCGCC